GATGTCTGATCCTGACGTAGAGCTTCAGGAAGTAGAGATCGAATACATGGAGCAGGAGGTGGCGACGCCGGAAGGTATCGTCACGATGGTTCAGGTTCCGACATACAGCGCGAAGGTCGTTCGCCGCATGAAGGAAGGGCGCCTCAATGTCGCAGCCCTGCCGCCTGAAGAGCTTCTTATCGATCGCCGTGCCAAGTCCATCAATGACTTCGACTTTATCGGCCACCGCCGTTACATGACTGTCTCTGAGCTTGTGGCTATGGGCTACGATCAGGACGAAGTTGAAAATCTTGGCTACGAAACGCAGGACGACTTCGAAGGCAATCAGGAAGCGTTTGACCGCAATCCCCAGGCGACAATCCTTGGCGCTGGCCGGACGGACGTTGCAAGCCGTAAGGTTCTCTACATTGAGGGATATCTCTACATCGACGTAGACGGCGACGGCATTGCTGAGTTGCGCAAGGTCTGCGTTGGCGGGACGGCCTACAAAGTCCTCCACGAAGAGGCTGTAGACGATCATCCGTTCTTTGACTTCTGCCCTGATCCTGAGCCGCACACGTTCTTCGGTATGTCGATCGCTGACGTTGTTATGGACATCCAGCGCATCAAGTCGTCGATCATGCGTAACACCTTGGATAGCTTGGCTCAGTCCATCTACCCGCGCATGGGTGTTGTCGAAGGTCAGGCGTCGATCGAGGATGTTCTTAACACCGAAGTTGGCGGCATCATCCGCATGAAGTCTCAGGGTGCCGTTCAGCCGTTTGTGACGCCGAACGTGTCTCAGGCGGCATTCCCGATGCTGGAATACATGGATGCCGTCCGTGAGAGCCGCACAGGGATTACGAAGGCTTCCGCTGGCCTTGACCCCAATGCGCTGTCTAATTCGACTGCAACGGCTGTTAACGCGACTGTAACGGCGGCCCAGCAGCATATCGAACTGATCTGCCGCATCTTCGCTGAGACAGGCTTCAAGTCGATGATGGAGAAGGCGCTCAAGTTGCTCGTCAAACATCAGGACAAGCCGCGTCTCGTTCGTCTCCGCAATGAGTTTGTTCCGATCGATCCCCGCGTTTGGGATGCAAACATGGACGTTGTGGTTAACGTTGCTCTCGGCACTGGCTCCGATCAGCAGAAGATAGCTTTCCTGAATATGATCGCCCAGAAGCAAGAAATGATTATGCAGCAGCTTGGGCCGATGAATAACCCGCTGGTTAACATGGAAGGCTACTACAACACCCTTGAGCAGATGCTGGCTGTTGCTGGCTTCAAGGATGTCACACAGTTCTTCACGAACCCGCAAGGCTTCCAGCCGCCCGCACCTCCGCCTCCGCAGCCTAGCCCAGAAGAGATTTTGGCACAGGTTCAGGCGCAGAGCATTCAGGCTGACATCCAGAAGAAGGCCGCCGAGCTTGAGCTTCAGCGTCAGGATATGCTGCTGAAGGACGATCGTGAACGCGACAAGCTGGACGCAGACGTATTGCTGAAGGCCGCTGAGATCGAAGCCAAGTATGGAACGCAGGTAAACACGGCTAACATTGAAGCCCTGATGCAGCGTGACCGCGAGTTACTCCGTCAACAGGCTGAAGTCGAGAAGGCTATGATGGCAGCCCAGCAACAGGCTCAACAGGCGCAGATGGCTCAGGCCGCACAGGATCAGGCTATGGCCGACCAGATGGCCGCCGAACAGATGGCCCAGATCGCCGCTCAAGAACAGGGGATGATGTAAATGGCATCGCAACCGCCTCAAATCACTCAGGCTGACATTGACGCTTACATCGCCAACTATCAGGCGCAACTTGCTAAGATCGACGCAGCAAATCAGGCCGCGCTTGCTTCTGCTCAAGGAACGAATGCGTCAAATATCAATTATTATATCAATCCGATCGGCGCTGGAGAGATAATTCCTGGCCTGAACGCTGGCATTTTGTCAAACCTTGGGATGTATAACCCTGAGTATCAGGCGGTTATGCGGACTTATGGAAGTCGAAACGATCAGGGTAACGTAAACGACGTTACGGAACGCTCCACGTTTGCTGTCAATCCTTCCGCTCAATATCGTCTTGTTGATGCTTCTGGCAATGTGATTGGTTCTGCCGCATCACCGGCTGAAGTTCGTTCGCTTGTTGATACGGCCAATGCTCTTTCTCAGGAGCAAGGTAAGAAGGCCGAATGGAAACTGCAGCAAACTGGTGCGACAGGAGGCTGGAATACTGTTGCTCAGGATGATCCGAACACGATCCCGACGAGCATCAAGCTAATCGGCGCTGCGATGGCCGCCGCTACCGCTGCTGGCGCTTTGCAGCCTGGTGGATTTATGGGCGCAGGGACAACAGGCGCTGGGACGACGGCTGGCGCAACTGGCGCTGGTCTTGCTGAAGGCGCTTCTCTTGCCTCACAAGGTCTTGCTTCCCTCCCCGCTAACTTGGCCGCTATTCAATCTGGTGCAAACGCCGCTCTTGCTGGTGCTGGTCTTGGGGCTGGCGCCGCTGGTGCTGCTGGAACTGGCCTTCTCAGCGTAGCCGCACCTGGCGCATTTGAGGCTGCTCCAATCGTCGTTACTGCTGGCGGGTCTAACTTTGTTTTGCCTTCTGTCGCGGCTCTCACCGCTGGTGCGACAACTGCTGGTCTGGCCGGGGGGGCTGCAACTCCGCCAGCGACAACAAGTGCAACTCCACCTGCGGACTCTGTTGGCCCAGACCTAACGTTAACTGCTAAAACGCCGACAAACATTTTGCCTGAAGTTTTAGCTACTGGCGCCGCAGCTACTGCAGCCGCTGCTGCAAACGCAACAGGTGCAACTAGCACTCAGGCAGACCGCATCACTCCAACCGCTAAAGAAACTGCGGCTCTTAATGCTGGCGCTGGTGCTGGCGGCGTTCTTGGGACTGGTCTTAGCCTCACTGAACTGGCAACCCTTGGCAGCCTTGGAGCATCCGCTGTAGGAAGCCTACTCGGAGGCTCTGGAGGCACAACAGGCGCTGGAACTCCGTATGTTTCCCCGTTTGGCACAGGCGGCACGATGGCTGGCGACTTCCGTGCATCCCCAGCAATCGCAAACTACGAGCAGTATGGCTTCGGCCCTGAAGCGTCGTTCTTCCGTCCTGAATACTATGGGCTGGTGAGCGGTGGCGCCTCTAAGGGTTACACGCCTCCCGCCGGAACGACGACGCCGACATACACGCCGTTGATTGGCGGTGGAACGACGACGCCAACAGTGACGCCCTCGGTCACGCCGACACCAACTCCGACACCTCCAGTGAAACAAGAGCGCCCCGCTGGCTTTACAGGCGTTGTATCAGGCCAACAGGTAGGCGATACGCAGGTAGTTGACGGAAACACCTGGGTGTGGGGCGGAGACGATCTCGGCTGGCAGCGTCGATTTGATAACGGGCTTCTCTCAACAGGCAATGGCGCGACGAACGTGACATCTTTTGCCAACAACCCAACTGTTGAGGTTAATCAGCCGTATTTCGCGCAGAATACAGCGAACATCCCAGGCTGGGCTACAACGTATCAGGGCTTCCAGAAGGGACTTATGGGCGCTGGCATCACTGGAGACCAGAAGGCAGCAGCAGAGCGTGAGTTGTTTACCGCGATCGAGACGCAGCCGTTCGCCAATGCGCAGTCGCTCGTTGATTACGCCCGTGGCATCTACAGCAAATACACTAACCCGCAGTCAACAAGCCTGATCTAATGGATAAGCAACAGATTATTGATCAAGGCTACCACGCCAAGAGGCTCCTAGAGGATGAGGTTCTTCTGGGGGCCTTTGCGCAGGTAGAGGAAGAGATTTACACTGAGTGGCGGACGTCTGCACTAGGCGATCACCAGTTCCGCTCAGACCTGTTTCACACGCTCAAAGGACTAGAGCGTTTGAAAGCCCGCCTACAGGCAACCCTTGACGCAGGAGTGCTTGCATCAAGGAATTAACATTTACATCAAAAGGTGATATATGACGGAACAAGTCGGCAACCCCGATACCGGGATCGGCCTCCACGAAGCAACCTTAGCCATCAGCGAATTGCTTGGCCCTGAAGAGGATAACCAAGAGGAAACTGAGGCGCTAGACCCGGAAACGGGTGAGGCAGAAGCGGAGTATGACGAAGAAACCTCTGATGAGGAGGAAGCGGAATACGACGAAGAAGCCGAACTGGACGAAGAAGATGGCGAGGAAGAAGCAACCTCGCAGGAACTTCCTGATGACGTCACTGTCAAGGTCAAAGTTGATGGTGAAGAAGTGGAAGTCACCCTTGCAGAGCTTCGGAATGGCTATTCTCGGACTTCAGATTACACGCGGAAGGCTCAGGCCCTAGCTGAAGAACGCAAAGCGTTTCAGTCGGAAGCCGAAACCATCCGTCAAGAACGCGCTCAATACGCTGAGTTGTTGCCATTGCTCCAGCAGCAGTTGATGCAACAAGCCAGTGCCAAGCCTGATTG